AGGGGCCTATTGTAAATGCCTAGTTTTGACTTACGCGGTATCCGGGCGGGAAAGTATAAAAACACGTCCGGCACCGTGACCTACACAGAGCCGACCGACGTCGGCGACGCCATGAGCGCGCAGCTGGAACTCAAGTTCGCCGAGGGCCGCCTGTACGCAGAATCCAAGCTTGCAGAATATATCAAGCTTGCCACCGGCGGCACGATCTCGCTGGCTGTCAAGTACATCAAAAGGGCCGCACAGGCCATGCTCTACGGCTGCACATCCGATACGAGCAAGGAAAATCTGAAATTCTCGGCAAAAGACATCGCAAACTATGTCGGCATCGGCTTTTACGCGCCGGATAAGATCGACGGCGTGACCAAATACACCTGCATCTGGGTGCCGAAAGCGCTGTTCGGCCCGCCCTCGATGAGCTATCAGACCAAGGGCGAGAACATCCAGTTCAACACGCCGACCACGACCGGAGAATTCCTCGCGGACGATTCCGCCGACGAGCTGCTGCTCGAGACCGAGACCGTCGATACCGCGGCGGAGGCCGTTGCCTGGATCAAGGGAAAGTTGGGTGAGACCTGATGGAAACAACCAAGCTGAAGACCGTCGACTACGAATTCGAGGGCCGGAAGTACCGCCTCGAGTGCAACATGAACGTCATTGCCTACGTGCAGGACGAGTATGACGGGAATCTTCTTCAGGCGCTCGACCGGGTCCGCGGGATCAAGAGCACACTGGCATTTCTGGCCGGTATGCTGACCGACGCGGCAGACTCGCAGGGGATTAAGGACGAAAACGGCCTGCCGCTGGTATTTACGCGGAAGCAGCTGGGCCGAAAGCTCACGATCACGCAGACTGTAGAGGCCGGAAAGCTGATCTATCCGCTGGTCAGGGCCGAAGTATTGAAGAACGCGGGGGCCGAAACGAAACCGCAGGAAGACGAAACGAAACCGCAGGAAGACGAAAAAAACTGACACCGCCGGGGAAACCGAAGCAGCTGGGCTTTGATTTCCCCGGCTTCCTCGCAATCTGGCTCTTCCGGCTGCATCTGCCGGAGCGGGATTTCTGGAAAACCATGTCCCCGCGCCGCATAACGCTCCTGCTTGACGCGCTTGCGCCGCAAAAACAGCCGGAGCAGCAGGAACAGCCGCAGAGCCTGTCGGCCTATCTGAACGGAGGCACCTAACATGCCGAACATCAATACAAAATTTACGCTTTCGGGCGAAAAAGAATACAAGCAGGCCATTTCCGAGATCGGCAGAGGCATGAAGGTACTGGATTCGGAAATGCGAAAAGTCACCTCGGCATACGCGCAGAACGCGGACAGCGTCGAGGCGCTGGGCGCGAAAAACGACGTGCTCGAGCGAAAGATCTTAACACAGACGGAGAAAATCGAGTATCTCAAGGCTGCGCTCCAGCAGTCCGCCGAGAAATACGGCGAGGCAGACAAGCGCACCATGCAGTGGCAGACCAGCCTCAACAACGCCGAGGCGGATCTGAACAGCCTCAACAATCAAGTCGACGAAAACAAGCAGAAGATCGCGGACTCCGGCAAGGAGATGGGCAACCTCGGCGACGTGGTGAACGGCCTGACGTCTAAGCTTGGCATCCAGCTGCCGGACAGCATGAAGTCCTCCATGAACGCCATGGGGAACCTCGATACCTCCGCGCTGGCGATGGCGGGCGGCTTCGCTGCCGTCGCGGCGGCGATCGTCAAGGCAGAAAAAGCCATGATCTCCATGACGAAGGAGTCCGCCGCCTTTGCCGACAACATCATCACGCTTTCCATGCAGACCGGGCAATCGACACAGCAGCTGCAGGAGTTTTCCTACGCAACCGAGCTGATCGACGTCTCCGTCGATACCCTGCAGGGCAGCCTCCGCAAGCTGACCAACAACATGCAGGACACGATGAACGGCACGGGCAATGCAAAGGCATCCTTTGAGGCACTGGGCGTCTCCGTGACCAATGCCGACGGCAGTATGCGCAGTGCGAACGACGTTTTTTATGAGACGATCGACGCGCTCGGAAAGGTGAAAAACGAAACCGAGCGGGACGCAATGTCCATGGACATTTTCGGACGCTCCGCGCAGGATCTGAATCCGCTGATCATCCAGGGATCGAAAACCCTCAAGGCCTACGCAGACGAGGCACACAACGTCGGCTACGTGCTCGACGACGAGGCGCTTTCCGCACTCGGAGCGGTCGACGACGCATACCAGCGCCTGCAGAAGACACAGGAGGGCGTCAAAAACCAGCTGGCCGTCGAGTTCGCGCCGTACCTAGAGGAATTTTACGGCGACGCGACGCAGGGCGTGAAGGATCTTGGAAAGGCGATCAAGGACTCCGGCATCGTCGACGCCTTCGGCATGCTGCTTGAGACCGTCGGCGACATTCTCAATCCCATGTCCGATCTGTCCGGCAACCGCGTCCCGGCGCTGACCAACGCACTGCGGCCGCTGGCGGAGGTCATGGCGCTGATCGCAGACACGGCGGACTTTTTTGCGGGCCTGTTTACGCTGGATTTTAAGAAAATGGGCAATGCCCTAGGCTTTGGATATGCCAGCGGAAACGGCAACAAGTACCAGACACTGCAGGACAGCTACGCGGCAAAATCGTGGGGCAGCAGCGCGTCCGACCTTTCCAAGGCCTACGAAGAGGCCGTCGCCCGCGGCGACTCGTCGACCCTCGGTATCACCGAGGACGAATGGCGCAGGCGGTATCTGGGCGGCAACGCCGCCGGCACGGACAACTGGGCGGGCGGCTGGACGCGGGTCAACGAGAACGGCCTTGAGCGGATCTATCTCCCATCCGGCTCCCGCATCCAGACGGCCAGCGAGACCCGCTACACCTCCGGCGATACCTACAACACCACCGTCTACGTCGACCACGTCGAAGACCTGGACACCATCCTCCGCATCGCCAAAAACGCACGCATCACAGCCAGAATGGGGGCGAAGTAAATGCCGATCTTTACAGTGCAGGCGAGTGGGTCGACAGCAGTCGCGAAGAACCACCCGAACACAAACTATTCGGATCTTACACAGTACAAATTTTTTGTAGAGCCGTTTACAGGAGACGCGGGAAACATTAAGCGAGGGGATAACGTATATATCAACTTCCCTGTGCCGGGCGACACATACAAGTTCAAACGGGTAACAAAAGTAACGCTTGCATTTTATGCACAGCCAACAGCAGAAAGCGGCGCTACATACAAGGGGATTTGGACATATGTAAATGCGTTGGCGAGTCAATTTGATGCGGATGCAATGACATATGCGACGAGGCCTGAGATATACCAGACCTTCACAGGGGTCTCGGAGCAAGCAAACGGAAACTGGACGACTCTGAATGAAATCATACAGCTAAATGCAGTTTTTGACCTGAAAAATTACAAATCAAAAAAAGAAGAACTGCAGCAAGGAATAAGAAATGGCTTTGTAGTCGCGCTTCGAGGAGGAGAATCAGGGACAAGCGAGGCGATTATATTCGGCGCAAAGTCAACACGAAAGCCATCGTTGGTGTGCGAGTATTCGGACGACACTGTAGGGATAACAGCGGATGGGTTTGCTCCGACAGACGGCGCTTTTGTAAACAGATTTGAAAAAAATATGTTTACATGGCGCTGTGACGATGACACAGCCGACTCACAGGTCTGCTTCGCAGAGATAAAGCAAACCTCCGCAGTTTTCGAGTGGCGCGTAAAAAATGCGAGCACCTCAAAGACGATCAGCGTCTCCGGCGCGACGACCGCCTGCACAGTCCCTGCAAATACATTCCCGTCCGGGACGCTCGAATGGCGCGTAAAGGTGACGGCGAACAGCGGCACGACAACAACGTCTGCATGGCAGGAGATCACGACAACAGACGTTACCCCGACGGCTAAGCCTGTTTCCCCATCCGGCATCGTCATCGACGCCACCATCGTCAACCGCTTTAGCTGGCAGCACATCATTTCCACCGGCACGCCGCAGAGCAAGGCCGACCTGCAGTGGTCCGCCGACGGCACGACCTGGAACACGCTCGCGACCGTCACCGGCGAAAACCAGTACTACGACGCGCCCGCGAACACCTTTACGAGCGGGACGAAATACTGGCGCGTGCGCACCTACAACACCGACGGCACGGCCTCGGCGTGGAGCGAAAAGGCCGAGTTTATCGCCATCAACGCCCCATCCGCCCCGTCCATCGTCATCCAGTCTACCGGCCCGCGCCCGCGCATCACCTGGCAGACCACGGAGCAGGAGGCCTATCAGCTGACGCTCTCCAATGGATACGCCTCCGGCACGGTCTACGGCACGGAAAAGACATGGCGCTCGTCGGTCTACCTCGCCGACGGCAGCTATACCGTCCGCGTGCGCGTACAGAACAAGTACGGCATGTGGTCCGAGTGGAGCGCAGCCGCGCTCCCCGTTTCGCACACCGAGGGCGAGGCGATCACACTGTCGGTCGACGCGGCCCACGAGGCCGCGCTCACCTGGCAGACCGCCGGGAGCTACGATTTTTACCTCGTCGAGCGGGACGGCGTGGCCATCGCCCGCACCGTCCAAAAGCAGTACATCGACCACACCAGCATCGGCTCCGTCACCTACCGCGTCCGCGGCTGCTACGACGAAAGCGATAACTACGGCGTGTCCAATTCCGACACTGTCGAAGTGCTGCCCGAGACCAACATGATCTGCGACCTCGAGACCGGCGTCTGGCTCGAGATGCGCCTGTCCGAAACGCAACTGCGCACCAACCGCACAAGCTTCTCCGCCGGTGTCTCGACCGTCCATCTGGCGGGCCTTGCCTACCCAATCGAGGAGCGCAGCGAGCAGCGCGACCGCGCCCTGTCCGTCGCCTGCGCCTGGCCGCACGCGCAGCGGGCCGCCGCACTCGCGCTGGAGGCCCTTGTCGGCCGCCTCGTCTGCCTCAAGGACCGCTACGGAAACATGGCCATCGGCTCGCTCCCGTCGCTCGAGAGCAACTGCGACGAGTTCATGCGCCGCTATTCCTTCACCATCTCGCACACAAACCAGGAGGAGGCGATCACCCTTGACCCGTGACGTCCGCTTCCGCGTCGACGTACTCAGAAACGGCGCGCCAATCACCCACCTCCAATGGGACACCGGCAGCGCCCCGCAGATCATCGCCAGCCGCGACGCGACGATCCACACCAGCATCAAGGGCACCTTCCTCGTCAACGACGCGGTCGACTACCTCTCCGACGAGCTCCAGCCTGTCATGACCAGCGACGGGCAGGAGACGCCCCTCGGTATCTATCAGGCCGCGACCCCGAGCATCAAGGGCGCGGCCGGTCAGAAGCGCGTCGAGGTCGAGGCCTACGACCGCTGCTGGCGCGTCTACAGCAACCGCACCGAGACCATCCTGCACCTGTCCGCCGGTGCGTCCTATCTCACCGAGATCCGCAAGCTGCTCACCGCCTGCGGCGTCGCGCTCGTCATTGCGACGCCGTCGGACGCGACGCTGCAGACCGACCGCGAGGACTGGGATATCGGCACGAGCTACCTGACCATCGTCAACGACCTGCTGGCAGAGATCAACTACAACAGCCTCTGGTTCGACGCCTCCGGCGTCGCCCGTCTCGAGCCCTATCAGGAGCCGAGCGCGCAGAACATCGACTGGTCCTACGGCACGACAGACCTCTTTCTTCCGGACCGGCATCCGGGGCCGAACTTCTCAGATGAGGAAGACATCTTCAACGCGCCGAACGTCTTCATCTGCGTCTGCTCCAACCCGGATCTGGAGCAGCCCATGGTCGCAACGGCTGTCAACGACAATCCGCAGTCGCGCAAGTCCACCTTCCGGCGGAACATGCGCATCGCCTCGCTCATCAAGGTCGACAACATCGCCTCGCAGGAGGAGCTGCAGGCCTACGCCGACCGCATGCGCAACGAGTCGCTCCTTTCCGCCCGGGCCATCACGTTTTACACGCTCAATGACCCCGGCCACGGCATCGGTGACGTCCTCGCGCTCACGCACGACGACATCGGCGGCATTTATCTCGAAACCGGCTGGCAGATGCAGCTGTCAGCCGGAAGTCTCATGACACACTCTGCAAAAAGGACGGTGATTGCGTAAATGGAAGGCGTCGACAGCCTGTACACCGAAGAACCCGAAGAGCAGCAGACCGAAGAACAGCAGCAGCCATTCCAGCTGGCCGTCATTGCGACGGTCGAGGAAGACGGCCTGACCCTCACGCCTGACGGCGCGGAGGAGCCGACCGAGAAGCGCTTCAAGTGCAACACCGGCATCAACTTCGCCGCCGGACAGCGCGTGGCCGTCCTCGAACTGTCCGGCAGCAAGGTCGTCATGTTCCCGATCGGCAACCCCGGCGCGGACGCGCCGGCGAAGATCCCAACCGGCGGTACGGCCGGGCAGGTGCTCAAAAAATCGTCCGACAACGACTACGCGCTCACCTGGGGCAGCATCACCGGCCTCCTGCCGACCGGAGGAACGAGCGGGCAGATCCTCAAAAAGTCAGGAAACGCCGACTACGCCGTCGAATGGGGCGACATCAACGGTGCTCTGCCGTCCGGCGGAACGACGGGCCAGGTGCTCAAAAAATCCAGCGCCGCCGACTACGCCTGCACGTGGGGCAGCATCGACGGCCTCCTGCCATCCGGAGGCACCGACGGTCAGGTGCTGCTAAAAAACGGCGCGACAAACTACAGCGTAAAATGGGGAACACTCACCGGTGCGCTGCCGAAGGGCGGCAGCGCAGGGCAGGTGCTGAAAAAATCATCTGCGACAGACTACGCTTGCACGTGGGGCGACGTCGACGGCAAGCTTCCGAGCGGCGGCACCGACGGCCAGGTGCTCCTGAAAAACGGATCGACGGCCTACGCCGCGAAGTGGGGCACGGTATCCGCCGCAGGACTCAAGAGCGGATACAATTCGCTGGAGCTGAAAACAAAAACCCTGACGCCGTCCTCGAACGGCTTTGAGATAGGGACATCGAGCTATCCCGTGACAGTCAGGGGAGATGAAATCGTGCTGTATTACAGTTCATACCGCTACTGCACCCTTGCGTGCAACTCATCAGGGAAGCTGACCGTCAACGGCACAGCCATCAACTAAGGAGGGCATCATGAAATTATACGACATCGCGCTCGCGGCAAAGCCGCTGCAGAAACTCATCGAACAGGACCTGCCGCTGCGGCAGGCCTATCAGCTCGCCATGCTGGCGACCAGGCTCAACCCAACACTCGAATTCTACGGAAACCAGCTCATGAGCGGGCGGCCGCAGGCGGAGCTGAACGAGCTGGACGCCGACACGCTCCCCGAGCTGCCGCACATCACGCTTCCGCTCGACCTCGATATCCGGCTTTCCGCCGGGGATATCAAGTGCCTTGAGCCGTTCGTGACCTTCGAAGGAGCTGATAACGCATGATCACCATCCACTGCTCACGCGCGTGCGCGCATCTGGCGTCGCCGCCGGAGCTTTTGACGGCGGGCATGGCCAAGGCCGTGACGGTGCAGTTCGTCTTCTCGCCAGAGTGGGACGGGCTGACGAAGACAGCCGTCTTCTCGAACGGCAAGACCACCGTCGACGTTCTGGCGGCGAACTGGGACGGGGATACCGTTCCAGTACCGCACGAAGTTCTCGCCGTCCCGGGCCGCCACGCCCGCGTGGGCGTCTATGGCGCGGACGAAAGCGGCGTCGTCCTGCCGACCGTCTGGGTGAGCCTCGGCAAGGTCCAGCCCGGCGCGGATCCGTCCGGCGACGCCTCGGCCGACCCGTCCCTGCCCGTCTGGGCGCAGCTGCAGAAGCAGATCGGCGATCTGGACGACCTCCAGACCTACAACAAGGGAAACCTCGTCGACGCCATCAACGAGGCCCGCAGCTCCGGCGGCGGCTCTGGTGGCGGGGGCATCCAGTCGGCACAGATCGACGCGATCCTCGTGATGACAAAATCCGAATATGACGCGCTGGACAAAAAGGACGCGCGGACACTGTATCTGTTGGAGGGATAACATGCTGGCAGTTGGACTCAAACGCATTCTGGAGCTGTTCATCGGCTCCATGGGCATCAAATCCGCCCACTTGGGCACGAAAGCCATCTACGAAAGACCGGGCGGATTTTTGTACATTGAACTCACAAGCGAAGAAAGGGGATAAATCCAGATGGCAAGTTTTTTCAATCTGACACTTGATACGCTGGCACCTGCCGGCCTATCGCTGATCCTGAACGACGGTGCACAGTACGCGACCAGCGCGACCGTCACGGCGAAGATCTCTGTCTCCGACGAGACAACGACGGGCTACCAGATGAAGATCTGGGGCACGAAGACGGCGGGGACCGAGGCGGAAGCGTCGTGGGAGACATTCGCCAAGACAAAATCCATCACACTGCCCGACGGCGACGGCCTCAAGACGATCTATGTCAAGATGCGCGACGACGTCGGCAACGAAACGGCCGCAGTCAGCGACACGATCACGCTCAACACGTCGATTCCTGCCGTGACCATCACCGGCCCCGACAAGAGCAGGATCTCGAAGGTCACGGGCTACGATGCAGCGGCGTTCTCCTTCGTCTGCGACGTGGACTTTGAGGAATACACCATTCGCGTCGTCCCGGCGACGAGCAGCCTGCACACGGCGGGCACCCAGATCCCGACGACGGGCGGCTCCACGAACGTCAGCGGCACGGCAGGCGGCTACAAGAAGAACACCGCTATCAACGTCACCGTCAAGGGCGTAGACCTCGAATCGGCGTCTTCCGGCGACGGCGTGAAGATCGTGAAGGTCTTCGTCAAGAACGCCGCCGGGACGTGGAGCGCAGCCTAATGGCCGCGCCGGAGTTGACCTTCTCCATCACCGGAAACAAGATATCGGCAGTCTCGGGATTCGACTCGATCACCGTTTCCTTCTCGTCGGACATCGCCTACACGGCCTTCGAGTGCCGCGCGACGAAGTCCGGCGAGGATTGGGGCCGCGGGAAGGGCGCTTTGATCGCGTCCTTCTCCCAGACCCCGGCGGGCACGCAGCGCACCTTTGAGGTTTACGACGATTTTCTGCTTTCCGGTGATGGGGAATACCGCATTTCGTTGTTCGCGCAGGGCGCGGACGGCAGCTGGAACGACAACTACGGCTTTATCCCGCTGGGAGAGTCGCAGGCGCTGAAGACCGCGGACGGCGAGGATTTTCTGTGTATGAAGGAGTGATCGTATGGCTTACAACAGCCAGTTTACCGGCGCGCAGATCGACGAGGCTATCGCCGACGTGCGCAGCAACAAAGACGCGTGGAACGGAAAGCAAGATGTGATCCTCGCCTCCGGCGCGGCCGTCGGGGACCTGATCAAGGTCAAGGCGGTGGACGCCAGCGGGAAGCCGACGGCGTGGGCAGTGGCCGTGGCGGGCACGGACTATATGAAGACCGGCAACATCACCAAGCAGACGCTGGTCTCCGCGGAGACCACGCCGACTGAGAACTACGCCATCAACTGGCAGTATGAGTGAGGAGGCCCCATGGCGCACAAGACATTGATCTCCGGCACGGCCTATTCCGTGACGGGTGGCCGGGAGCTGATCAGCGGCACAGGCTACGACTGCAAAGCCGGGAAGACACTCATCGGCGGGACGGCGTTCACCGTACCGTTTTCGAAGGGCATTCCCCTGAACACCATCACCCCCGGCGCGATCCTGTACCTGAACGAATCCGGCAGCCCCGTGCCGTTTTATATCGCCAAGCACGACTACGAAAGCGGCCTGAACGGCGCAGGGCGGACACTGCTGGTGAGGAAGGACTGCTACGAACAAATTGCGTTCTCCCAGTGGAGCACCTCCAACCTATTCCCAACATCCACTGTATCAGATTTCCTCGCGGATACATGGTTCGGGCTGTTGGACTCTGCCATTCAAGGCGCGGCAGAGCAAACAAAAATTTACTGCTACATCGATGAGTATCAAACGAGGAGAGAATTAACGAAAAATGCGTTTATACTGTCCAGATCTGAGCTGAAGGGCGTCGGCGGAGATGGGGAGCCATTGGATCAGGCGGTGCGTAGCCTGCTTGCTGTCGCAAAACTAAATGGATCTAATTTTCATCAATGGACCAGAACCCCAAAAGAATATTCAAGTACAGACGTGTACACGTTGGATACCGCCGGGAATGTCAACGAACAGTACTGTGGAAACGGGAACGGTGTCCGCCCCGCCTTCACCCTCCCCGGCACCTTCCCCGTCATCCAAAACCAAGACGGCACCTACAGCCCGGCAGCATAAAGGAGGCACCACATGGGCACACACCACATTTTGAAAGACGGCACATCCTACGCCATCAAAGGCGGCACCGACCTGATTGCTGGTACAAGTTACCAAATCGGGGGGGTCGAACGCTGGTGAATGGTACGTCGTATGAGATAGGATTCGGGCTGTCGGTAACAATTACGATTTCTGGCGGTGGAACATCTGGATTCCATTATGGATATGTGGAGTATAACGGAGAAAAGTACACGAGCGGAACGCTAGAGATAGAGCAAGGAACGACCGTTGACATATACCTGCAAAATGGAGTCGGTGGTACATACGTGGCTGTCCGGTTGAACGGAAAAACCGTTGCATCCGGGTACGGGAGAATGAAGTACACATATCAAGTCACAAAAAACGCGAACATAAAGTTCCCATATTATTATGATTCAGAGGGATACAAAGAAGGTAAATATGCGGTAATCACCGAAGAATAGGAGGCCAACATGACATACTTCAAAACCAATGGAACCGAATACCCGGCGAGCATCGACGGGCGGATGGCGGATCGCGACTGGGGCGGGCGCGCGTCCAAGGCCGTCACGCTGACCATGACCCACGCTGCCGCTGTGCAGCTGTTTGTGGACGGACTGAGCTGGTCCATCGTCCAGCGCGATACCGTCCCCGTCTACGATACGGACGGCAATCCCACCGGCAAGACTGAGGAGCAGGTCCAGGAATGGGACAACGCCGACTACTGCGTCGCCGGTCCCATCACCGACAACCGCGACGGCACTTGCACCTGCAAGATGGGTAAAAAAACGGCCAGCGATCTGCTGGCGGAACTGGAGGCGGCATATGACAGAGGCTAAACTGGCACAGGTAAAGAAAGCAATTACGGACGGCAAGCTCGTGCAGGCCGCAGGCGGCATCACCACGACTGTAACCCAGTCGGACAAGCTGGGCTACGACTGGCGGAACATCTACGTCAATAAGATCCTCGTCCGGCAGGTGTACATCGAACAGGCTGTGAAGTTCGGCACGGTGGATCATCCCATCGTGTGGAAGGCCGGCATGTCGCTGATCCAGAATGCTTATTACACCAACAACGGCGAGACAAAGGTCTGGATGGGCGAGGCCGGAAAGCAAGCCGAATGGACAGACGGCGCCTTCGTGCCAATCTGATAGCGCGGAAGGGAGACACCATGGACACCAAGACTATCATCGTTACCCTCGTCTGCGCCGTGCTCGGCTCGTCCGCGCTGACGGCGGTCGTCAACGCCGTCGTCAGCGCGATACAGAAAAAGCGCGGCAAGGCCACAACGCAGGAGGCGCACCTAGCCGAGATCGACAAAAAGCTCGGGAAAATGCAGGAGCATCAGGACGAGCAGTATCTGGCGATCCTCCGGCTGACCATCATGTCGGAAGAAATGCCAATGGCCGAGCGCCTGATCGCCGGGCAGAAATACGTCAAGCTGGGCGGAAACGGCGATGTAAAAAAGTTTTTGCACCAGCTCGAGAAGCAGTGTGAGCACAATGGAGTTTAGCAAGAAGTGGCTGATCTGCAGCGCGCTCGTCAGCCTCGCGCTCATCATCGCCTGCGCGGCAGGTGCAGATCTGACAGAGATCACGCTTGCGGTGCTGGCTGAAACAACAGCTTCCAGCGGGTTTTACCTCTGGAAGGCCAAGAACGAGAACCGCGCGAAGTACGCGCAGAAGTACATGGATAAATGGGCCGAGAAATACGGCCCGGAAGCGGCAGCACGCATCGCGGAGATCGTGCTGAAAGATTGAAAGGAGCATACATATGGACTACACGCAAATCATCTCGGCAGTGATCGCGCTCATCAGCGCACTTGTCTCGGCATTTCTGATCCCGTGGCTCAAAACCAAGATCGACGCGGACAAGCTGCAAACGCTCCGCACTTACGTTGAGATCGGCGTAAAGGCGGCGGAGCAGCTGTACACCGCGACGGATGGCGCGGCGAAAAAGGCGTATGTTGTGAACTTCCTCGCCGAGAAGGGCATTCAATTTGATGTGGAAACGATCGATAAGCTGATCGAGGCCGCCGTGCTGCAGCTGCACCACGAGCTGTACGGGAGTGAGCGGGCATGAGTTACGTTATGAGAGCGTCCGAGCTTGTAAAAAAGCACATCGACGTTGCAAAGAATTACAAAACCGTGTACATGTGGGGCTGCTTCGGCTCTCCGGTCACGGATGGGATCATCACTGAGAAGGCAAAGCAATACCCGGACTGGTACGACGCCGCAAAGCAGGCCAGATTCCGCGGGCTGATCGGAAAGGGCTACTTTGGCTTTGACTGCGTGAATCTCACGAAGGGGATCCTGTGGGGATGGAACGGCAACAAAAACGCCTACCACGGCGGCGCCCGCTACGCCGGAAACGCGGTACCGGACGTCTCCGCAGACGGCATGATCGCCAAGTGCAGGGACGTGTCTACGACCGGCTGGGACAAGCTCGTCCCGGGCGAAGGCCTGTGGCTGCCCGGCCACTGGGGCCTGTACATCGGAGACGGCTTGGCCGTTGAGTGCACGCCCATCTGGGATAATGGCGTGCAGATCACCGGCGTCGGCAACATCGGCGTAAAGGGCGGCTACAACAGCCGTGTGTGGAAGAAGCACGGAAAGCTCCCGTGGGTGGACTACGACACGGAGACCGTCGACAAGGCTGTCGTGGAGGCCAAGAAGACGATCAAGGCAAAGGCCGGACTTGCGGACAACACGATCAAATATCTCGCCGACTACAAGTACGGCGATGATCTCCTGAAAAAACTGGCTGCTGCCATGAGATAAAACCTGCCAGGACGGCGGGCCGAAGGGAGTGACAGCAAATAACTGCGCGGCTGGCTCTGCCGAAGGAGCTGGAACACCTCACGCGCAGCGACTGGGAGCGCGTCACTGACGAGGGCATACTGGATCAGATCGATCAGCAGATCGTGAAGCTTTATATCGTGCGCAGGCTCCCGCAGATGGACGCGGCCGCCGAGATCGGCGTCGACCGCAAAACCATCTCCCGCCGCCTGCCGCACATCTACAATATCGCCCGCCGTCTGGCACAAAGCAGCCCGCCCTGAGCATTACGCTCCGGGCGGGCTCTTTTACATTCAAATCATATTTTTTCGGCCGAAGGTTGCTCTGCTGGCATGTTTTGCCGCACATACGCATCGATCCATTTGCGGATCAGTTCATTCGGGGTCGTGCCGTTGGCTTTCGCCGTAGCCTTAAAGGTTTCCGCGACCTCCCGTTTTAGCTTGCAGGAAATCACGGACATGTTTTCCGCATCCCACTTGTTGCGAGCGCGGCGCTGGGTGTCAGTCGGCATAGCATACCTCCCGCGCGCAGATGTTCGCCGCATTCAACGCGGCAGAAATCAGCGCTTCGGCGTCCACGCCCAGAACGCCGGAGATTGACCGCAGAACGCCCAAGACATCCTCCGGGGTGTCAATGGACGCATCGTCCATTGTGCCGTCGAAAAAGCGCCAGCAGAAGCCGTCAGCGGTCACGGAAAAATACACGCGGCTGCCAAAATCGCCGCAGGACGTGTCGTCGACCTCAACGGTGACAAGTTGGCCGTTAAGGTCGACAACGATACCGCCGGAAAACTGCCAGTAACCTCCGCCATTGTTTGCAGTGTCCGGGTCATAGTGGGGATTTGTCTGCGCTCCCCACGCGGAAACGATATGAAACATGTCTGCCATCCTCCGATTTTTTGTCGTGTTTGTTTTGCTTTGTGTCTATAGCAATATTATATACTGTAATACCGTATATGTCAAGAGGATTTCAAAATATTTTATAAAAAATAAAAACAAAAGTCCCCACAAATGGGACAGAAATGTCCCGGAAATGTCCCCCATAAAAACCGGGGAAGCGGCAGAATGAGAGTAGGAGCTGGCCAGCTTACTACTTTTACCGGAGGATTTTTTATGGAATACGCAAGCAAGGGACTCGCGGGGACTGCGCTGGGCTTTGGCATCGGCGGCGCCGCGCTGGGTCTGGCAAACGGCGGACTCGGCAATCTGCTGGGCGGCCTCAACCAGAACAAGAGATCGGAAGCCGCTGACATCGCTGCGGCGGTCACGCCCGCCATGACGGTCGCCGCCATGCTCGCCGCACGGCAGCAGGAGCCGACATGCAGCGAGAACATGCCGGTCACGCGCTACGATCTGGAGCGCGAACAGAAGCTGGCCGCGAAGGACAGCGAGATCGCGCTGCTCAAGGCCAACACGTACAACGACGGCAAGATGCTGGAGGTGTACGGTTATATCGACGGGCAGCTCAAGGACGTCCGTGAGGCGCTGTGCAAGCAGGCCGTCCACAACCAGCGCACCGAGGACAGCTTCGCGCTGGTCAAGCAGGACGTCGAGTCTGTCCGCAAGGAAGCGCTTGACGCGGTCAAGATGGAGGCCGAGCGCCGCTGCTGCGGTGACAACTCCATCGTCACCTACGTCAACGCGACCTTTTATCCCAAGCAGGTCGCCGACGTCACCACGGGCACCGCGACCACGGCGCAGACGCTCTACGATCCGCTCCCGAAGTGCGGCTGCTGCAACAAGTAAACGCAGGGGGCGGCGATAGCCGCCCCCATCCTTAAAGGAGGGAAGCTGCAATGACAGTGACGATAGATCAGGCCATGCGCGGCGCGATGCGCTACGCAGACAATGAGGTCATCCCGCACCTGCCGGGCGGCAAGGGCATCGGGGCCGGGATCATGCTGGCGCTCATCATGGAGGGCAGCCGCGAGAAGATCCTCGCGCTGCGCGAAAATCCAGCGGTCAAGATGATGCAGATCTTTGACGATACAGGGAACATCGATCTCGACAAGCTCTACAACGCGGCGCGTCCGCGCTTTGAAAACAAGCTGACCGTATCCGTCCCGCTGCTGGGCGATATGCGGTTTGACCAGAACGACGTCGATAAACTCTACCGGTATATCCAGGAGGCATGACGGGATGAAAGAATATATCGAAAAGCTTTACACAAAGCTACACGAGGCCATGGAGAAACCCGTGACGCTAGGCAGCGCAGAGGAAGTCGGGCTGTACGCGAAGACGATCTGCAGGCTCGAAAAGCTGCACGGGCACCACGACGAGCCGGAGGCGGCCACATTTGATCGCGAAACGGCGATGCAGTGGGCAGCCAACATGCAAAACGCCGACGGCACGACCGGCCCGCACTGGACGATGGAACAGACAACGGCCGTGGCCGAGAGCATGGGCATTCAGGCGCCCGTGGTCCCGCGCTGGGCGTGGGGCGTGACCATGAACATGATGTACTCGGATTACTACCCCGTCGCCGTAGAGTTCGGCCTCAACCGCCCGGAGTTCTACGCCGCGCTGGCCAAGGCGTTCCTGCTCGATAAAGACGGCCCGGGCGCGGAGGAAAAACTGCTGCGCTACTATGAGCACGTGGTAAAATAAAAAAGATCCCTCTCCACAAGGAGAGGGATCTTCGCTTGCTTTCAATCAACATTTATCTGGTACGCATTCATGCGTACCGAATAAATGTATAACCATCAATCCGCGAGGGGGTAGAGGGTGACGTGCATGTCGCTGCCGGATTTGGTGTAGGATTTGGTCTGTTTATGGTAGAGGACTTTCTGCAGGACAGTTTTCAGGAGGGCGTTTTTCTCCTGCGGGGATGCGGCGAGCGGGTAGGTCTCGAGGACGCGGCGGACGGCGGGGGCCAGACGGGCGCGGGCCTGCTTGGCGCGAGCCAGCTCGGTGATCGTGGTCTGGCTAGCCTCGATGCGGTCGACGATGACCTGCTTGTCGGCGGAGAGCGCCTGCGAGCGCTGCAGGAAGATCTCCGGCGTATAGACACCGGTCTCGACCAGCTCATACGCGCGGGCCTCCTGCGCCTCCAGCTTGGCAAGCTGCTTACGGTCGGCGGAGATCGAGGACTCGAGCGCGGTGCGCATGGGCGTGTCATCTGGCGCAGCGGCCTCACCGAGCTCCAGCTCGCGCAGCCAGCCACGAAGAGCATCCAGCACGGCGTCCTCCACATCATCATACCACGCGCTGACGGTCGTGCAGCCGTAGGAGGGACAAAGGAGCGTATCGCGGCGGTTGCCGGACGACGGACGGCGCACCATCACGCGGCCGCACTGGTCGCAGCGGACGAGACCGGCGAGGCTCGTCACGGTCCCCCATGCGCCCTTGCCGCGCGGGCTGGCGCTGGAATAGCTCAGAGCGACGGCCTTGTCGTACTGCTCCTGCGAGATCAGGCCGTCGTGCAGCCCTTTATAAAGCTTCAGATCCTCCTGCCGGGTGCGGGGGCGACTGACGACGACAGCGCCGTCGACAATGCGCTTCGTCTCTGGCCGCCCACCGGACTTGATCCAGCCCGCATTTGCCGGATTGCGCAGGATATCCAGCACAGAGTCCGCGCGCCAGAGGCTGCCGGAGTTGGTCGGGACGCCGAGGCTGTTCAGCCGCGTGGAGATCGCCTTCGCGCCGATGCGCGCGCAGCCCTCGCCGGTGTACCAGTTGTAGATCTGCTGCAGGATGGGGGCCTGCTCCGGGTGCGGGACGAGCTTGTAGCCCTTGTCATTCGGCAGCTTCTCGCGCAGCCAGCCGAAGGGCGTCTTGGCGGAAATCCACTTGCCTTCGCGTAAAGAAGCCTCCTTGCCGCGGGACAGGCGGCGCTTGATGGTGTTGTACTCGCGCCGGGACATAAAGAGGCCGAACTCAAAGTATTCCTCGTCCATCTCGTTGTTCGGGTCGTAGGTCTTGTTCGGCGTGATGATGCGGGTGTCGGAGTATTTAAAGGTCTGGGCAATAATGCCCTGGTCGATGGTGTCGCCGCGCGCCAGACGCTCGACTTCCATGACGATGACGCCCGCATAGTTCCCGGTCTCGACGAGCTGCAGGACCTTCTGCACCTCCGGCCGAACGGCGATGGAGTCACCGGTCACGACTTCCTCGCAGATCTCCACGACGTTCAGCCCGCGGCTTTCGGACAGCGACAAAAGCGCGGCCCGGTGCCGCTTGAGCGTGTCGGTCTGGCCGAGGGCTTCGGCCTCCATGTCCTTCCGGGACTTGCGCAGGTAAATGATGTACTGCGCGAGCGGGTCAGCGATTTTCCAGGTAGATGTAAAGTTCATAAGCAAATTCTCACCACTGTGGAAGGCGGTTATACGGGAACAAAGGATGCAAGCGCGGAGGCGCGAAGCCAGCCGATATTGGGATTACAAAGGTCGACAAGGAGCGCCAGGAGCGCGATGAGAACGATGCACACCAGCACGCCGATCAGAATATCCTTGCGCCGCGCCTCGACGGACTTATGGCGGATGATCTGTTCCTGCTTGGAAATGATCGCGTTAGCATGCTTGAGCCGCAGCTCAAGCTCGGCGATGCGCGGCATTTTATCCGGCTGGTCCAGCAGCACAGCGCTGTCCGTGTCCATCGCGTCCGCGATCCGGTGCAGAGCGGACGAAGGGACGTCGCAGCCACGCTCATAGCGCGAGAGGCTGGCGACGGAAACGCCGGAGGCGTCGGACAGCTCGTTCAGCGTCATACCGCGAGACAAACGCTCTGAACGGATGCGATTTTCGCAGGTTTCCAAGGTTTCCACGATCCTTTCCAAAAATGAGAATCCAGAAAATGCGGATTTCTCAAAAAATCTCATAAATTCTCATAACTGGTAGTTGCTGAAAACGAAAAACAGGCATACGCTGGAAGCGCAAGGACGGCTCCCGGTCGCCTGCGCAAGCAAAAGCCCGCGCCGTTGTTCGGCCAGCGGCGCGGGCGAATCTCAATCAGCATCAGCCGAGATAATAGAGCAACTCAGGGAAAACATAATTGAGCAGAAAGTACACAGCAACACCAACCGCAAGCAGAATGAGCACAATCTTACGCACCATGCGTGGGGTCCGGACAGCGCCCTCGTATTCCTCTTGCGACATTGTCCGATGAGAAACAGGGGCGGAAGGATCGACTGCACGAGGGAAGCCGGCTTCCGCGTGAACAAAATCATTCGGCTGGGATTCCGGTAGATCAATCTTTTGCGGGCAAAAAACAGATTCAAATTCACGCGGCGTCATAAGGATCTCACGTGGCGCGGAGCCATCGAAAGCACCGACAACGCCATTGGAGGACAATTCGTCCATAAGGCTTGCGGCCTGCGAATAACCAAGCTTTAATTTGCGCTGCAAAATAGAAACGGAAGCCGTTCCAGCCTCGAAAATGGCATATGCGGCAGCAGAGAGCATATCGCCTCGCTCGGCATAGATAGCGCTTCTGGCTTTTGAAGTATTATCAGGAACGGGAGCGGAAGCGGCTTGCGGAGCAGATTGACGATTGGATGCGGAAGCTGCAACGCCAAACGCAACGGCAGTCCACAACGAACTTTGCAGTTTACGCTTTCGGCCCTGCTTTGTCGTCGGAATTCCGGTAGCGCGGGCAATCTTCTGCTTTGCTGACGTAATGCCGATCGCGCGGTTCCAGCTAAAACCGGGAATAATTGATTTGCGTTTCGCCATATTCCCTCCTACGGATTGCAATCCTTACACGGCGTATAAAGCGCGGCAGCTTCAGCGCGGGAGCAGGTGATGGTAGAGCGGTTCGCGCTGCTCATCTGATCGACGTGTGGACAGCCGACGCGGTGAAAATAGCGGCTGGACGTGTTGACGATAAACGTCTGCGTGCTTTCACTCGACGCGCCGGAGATGGCAGGGGCCTGCGCAGGGAGCGTGCCGGGGATGAATGATACAAAATCGCCGATGATAGGCTCCAACGGCTCCACATCAAGCGGGTCACCGCCGATGCTGGCGTAATACTCGGCCTGCGCCTCGGCCTGTTCCGCGTCTGTATATTCCGCGCTGCCGGTAAAGGCCGGATCCGCGGCGGGGAGCACAGCGGCGTCGGCCGCCGCGCGAAGCTCTGCGGGCGAAGATTTGTAAGAGCAGGCGGCGGAGATCGTGTCCGCCAGACGGAGCAGCCCGACCCAGCCGACAAAGGCCAGCACACAGCAGACCAGCACAAGCAGAACCCTGCGCCATGTCTGTTTCATGGCAAAACCTCCAGTTTGATATGTAAATTTTTGTAGACTCTCATAATTGTAAATATCGAACGTATGTTCTAATATAATCATGCGAGTCAGGAAAAGGAACCTACAAATATTGTAAGCCACCGCCGAGGAAAGCACAACCGGGAAAATGAACAAAAAATGAACGGTCTTTTTGTGGAAGAATGGGGGAACGGATAGAATGACGCGAAGTTTTTACCTGCAGGACATCCGCCGCATGCTGCGGCTTGCGACGACGGAACAACTCGATCTGGTCTGGCGCTTCCTGCGCGGACTGGTCGCATAGAGAAAAAAGAGCCGAGGGCGGTCATCCGTCCTCGGCCATTTTTTTTGCGATCTCGGCGAGCAGCTGCCATTCGTCAACGCTGAGCTTGCTGATGATCGATACAAACCGCTTGCGCGGCGAGTCGTCCGGGTCGTGCATGACGACGCCCATGAACTCGGCGATCTCCTGATTCCTCGTCAGCTTCTGCTTCATCTCGCCCTCGCCAGTGCGGAGCCAGGTCTCGCTCACATTATATTTTCGGCAAATATCCGCTATCGTGCGGTCACTTGGCAGAGACTTGCCGGAGCAGAGCATGGAGACAAATGCGGACGAAACATGCAGATCTTCGGCGAATTTTGTTTTTGTAATGCCGAGTGCGTCAATCAGGGAGCGAAGACGATCCTGAAAAGTTTGCATTGAATCCCTCCTTTATGTAACCAGCTTAACACACGGGCCGACAAAAGTCAAGAAAAATATTAAGCTAATTAAAAAACAGGGCTTGACAAGTTAATTGACTTAGTGTATGATGTAAGCAGCTTAAGAAAATGCTAACGTACTTACAAGAATACGAGGTGAGAACAATGTCCGAGAAGGAAAAGCAGGTCATGGACTACCTGAAAAAACAGTCCGGGAATCTGACCGACGAACAGCTCCAGCGCCTGAGCGATATCGCCTACGGCATGATGCTGGCGCAGGAGAGCAAGAAGGAGCAGGACGAACAGACTGCGTAAAGCTGTAAAATCTGGAAAAACTAACGCCGAAAGGAGGCTGACCCATGAGAAAGCCGTATGACCCGATCGCGGACGAAGAGCCGCACATCGTGGCCGAGTATCATTTTCCAAACTGCACGGCGTATATCGCCGACAACTACCTGCGCCGGCTGACGCCGGAGCAGAAAGAAGCCAACCGGCAGGCCGCCCGCCGCGTGGCGTGGCAGATCCTCGAGCGGGCTGCAGCCGAAGGGCGTCTGCCCGCGGCCAGCAATTAAACGCGCCGCAAGGCGCGTACATAGGAGTCGGTATTATGGCGAACGTCAAGACCTACACCCTGACGCTGGATGCGCAGGAGCTGCACGATCTGATCGAAGCGGCGATGGTGTGTGAGTGCCAGGCAGCGCAGATCATAAACGGGCTGAAGCGCAAGGGGCTGGACCTGGACGCGCAGAAGCTCGTTACACAAAACGCCCGTCTGGCGCGGCTCGTCAGGCGGATGCAGGAGACGAAGGAGGATAAGCGGAATGCGGAAACTGATTCTCAGCGGAGACGATTGGTTTGAGCTGAAGCACACGCTGGAGCTGCTTGTGATCGCGACCCACAATGAGGCCGAAGCGCTCGCCGCAGCCAAATTTGAGAACGAGGAAATGACCGAACGGGCTGCGCACCTCGCAAAGTGCGACCGGGAAAAGGTGAAGAAATACAAGCGACTTCTGGCACTGGTAGAATCGGCAGAACGTCTGCAGGAGGCGAAGGCATGAAAAAGCTGCTTCTGACAACGGCAGAATGGCTGTATCTCAAGTGGATGCTCGAAAGGAACATGATCCGGATGGATGCGGATGCGTTCCGGCTCAAAGAGGGAGAGCCGGGCAGCGAAGCAAGGCGGGAAGCCATCGGGAAAGAGCTCGAGAGAATTGAGAAGGAACACAGGAATATCGAGCGGATGCTGGAAAAGATCGAAGCGGCAGAGACCGTACAGACCGCAACGGATGAAACGGAGGAGAAGAAATGAGAACCAATCTTGCAGAACGGCTCGGGTATGAGCCGGAGGAAGAGACCAGGGAGCGGCAGGAGCGACTGCTGGAGGAGCTGCGGTACCGGGAGGCCATGCGGCGGGTGGTGAAAACCTGCTGCGTGTGGCTGGGCGGCGCGGCCTTCGTGCTGGCGGTGATCGCCGGGTACGCAGAGATGACCGACGCCTGCGTCGCGACCGGCGCGATCGCGCTGGGCCTGACCACCTACGGGATCCTGTGATGGACGAACCGAAGATCACGGTCGAGCTCCGGCCGGATCAGCTGGCAGACATCATCGACGCCGTTCTGGCTTTTGCCGATGACTGCGCCAATGACCGGGAGATCCTGCAGAGCATGCCGCGCGTCGACCGGGATACGGTCGAAGACCTGCTGCAGCGCGAGACGGCGCTGCAAACGCTCGCGGCATGGCTGCAGCACGTACAGGAGGAAGCGGAGTGAATTATTTTGCGCCGCGCATGCGGCCAATCCCGCCGCCCTGCGGCCGGAACTGCCCGGACCGAAGCGGCACATGCCGCGCCGGGTGCTGCACCTGGACGCTCTACGAGAGCATCCGGAACCACATCTACGACGTCAACCACCGAGACAGGGACAGCCTGCAGCCCGATCTTGCAGCGGGAAAGCAGATGGTCCATGCCGACAACCAGATAAGGAGGCGCAAACACATTGCGAAATAGCATCGATTACCCCGGCGAGCGGGCAGCCAGACGGCAGCCGATCATCGCGCAGGCCGGATACACCGGCAAGAACCACTTTTCCGTGACCTACGGCGACCAGAAAGTAACCGTCCGCGCCGAGGACGGCTATGCGGCCCTTTTCACCGCCGCTAAGCACTGGGGCTATAAATTCACCCGCCCGGAGTACCATCAGAACGCCCGTGCGACCAAGTTCCACTACACGCCGGACACCCGGCCGGGGACGATGGTATGAGCGCGCAGGGGAAGCCACTGCGCTGTGAGATCATCCACGATAATTTCCAGAATTATAAGAAATACAACGTGCCGAAAGCGCAGCTTGTGATCGCGGATATCCCATACAACATCGGCACGGACGCATATGGCTCGAATCCCATGTGGTACAAGGGCGGAGACAACGCCAACGGAGAAAGCAAGCTCGCGAAAAGAGCTTTTTTCAATTCGGACGGTTATTTCAAGATCGCAGAGTATATGCACTTCTGTTCCAGGCTGCTGAAGCCGGAGCCGAAGGAAAAGGGAAAAGCCCCGGCTATGATCGTATTTTGCGCGTTCGATCAGATACATACAGTCGCAGAATACGGCGCGCGGTACGGCTTTAAAAACTGGTATCCGCTTTTCTTCTGCAAGAATTATTCCGCGCAAGTGCTCAAAGCCAATATGCGGATTGTCGGCGCAACGGAATTCGCGGTCGTTCTGTACCGGGATAAGCTGCCGAAATTCAACAACGGGCGGCAGATCGGAGAGGGCGGGAAGCCCATTCGAGGAACTGGGAAAATGGTGTTCGACTGGTTCCAGTGGGAACGGGACGGGAAAGACATTCCGAAGATCCACCCCACGCAGAAGCCGGTGAAGGTGCTCCGGCGGCTGATCGAGATCTTTACGGATTCCGGTGAGCTCGTGATTGATCCATGCTGCGGCTCCGGTTCGACGTTACGCGCAGCTGCGGAGGCAGGCAGAAGCGCAATCGGCTTTGAAATTGATAAGAGTTTCTATCTGGACGCAAAAGAGAAAATGCTGGCTGGAGTACGGGAAGCACAGAAAACGGCCAAGGACGCTGGCAGCCAGATAACGATCGGCGAAATAGCAGAGGCCGCACGGCAAGGAGAGAGACCGGTATGAGGCTAGTGTGTGACTGCTGCAACGATATCACCAACATCGAGGCCGACCGGATGGAGATCCAGGGCGACAAGCTGATGGCGTACAGCCGCGGGCGGATGGTCTACGTTGCGGATCTGGGGCAGATCATGCTGGCCAAGCTTACGCCGGGGAGGGAGGAAAAACCATGACAGGCAAGGAAATCGTGCAGGCGCTGCGGTGCTGCGCAGAGGGCGAGTGCAAAGACTGCGCCATGCATGAGGATACGCAGCGCTGCCAAGAGAATTTATTGGACAAAGCCGCTGAAGCCATCGAGCGCCTGACCGCCGAGAACGCGGCGCTGCGGGAGAAACAGCGGTGGATTCCGGTGACGGAGCGGATGCCGGAACTTGAAGTGCCTGTACTTGTGTTAGACCGGCGCGGGAACATGATTGTCCGAACACTGCGGCGGCTGGTATCCGATAAAGAAGCCGTGTTTCGCCCAGACGGGCTCGCTCCGCGAAAAAACATCACCCACTGGATGCCGCTGCCGGGAGCGCCGGAGGCACACAATGGAAAAGAAAATTCTTGATGTTACGTGCGGTTCCCGCACGATCTGGTTCAACAAAACACATCCGGCCGCAGTGTATTGCGATAGCAGGCGCGAATCATACACTGGAATCTGGAAAAGCACGAAGAATGATTCTGAACGGCAATGTGTGATAGCCCCTGATATACAATGTGACTTCACGGATCTTCCGTTCGCAGATGATACATTCACGCTTGTGATCTTCGATCCTCCACATTTGGAGCGTGCAGGTGAAAACTCGTGGATGCGGAAGAAATACGGTGTGCTAAGCGAAAACTGGCCGCAGATGCTGCATGATGGTTTTCGTGAGTGTATGCGTGTTTTGAAACCGGATGGGGTTTTGATCTTCAAGTGGTCAGAGGTGCAGATTGAGACTAAAAAAGTGTGGGAAGCAATCGGAGAGAAGCCACTGTTCGGGCACAGAAGCGGAAAACAGGCAAAAACATTTTGGGGGTGTTTTATGAAATTAGGCTTGCCGGAAGCGCCGGAGGGAGGAGACAAGCATGAGTAAAGCTGTACTGATCAGCATTCGCCCGAAGTGGTGCGAAAAGATCATAAGCGGTGAGAAAACGATCGAGGTGCGCAAGACGCGCCCGAAGATGGATACGCCGTTTAAGTGCTACATCTACAAATGCGGAAACGGCAAAGTCGTCGGGGAATTTCTGTGCGATCAGATCATCGAAGATCGCACGTATGGGCACAATGAAGAATTTTACAGAGCAGCCTGCATGAGCGCATACGATGCGGCGGCATATGCAATGCAGTCGCCGATGTATGGCTGGCACATCTCAGATTTGCGCGTTTACGATCACCCACGCGATCTGTGGGAGTTTACCGGCCTGCGGGAGACAAAATTCGGAGCAGAACCGGTGCCAATCACCCGCCCGCCGCAGAGCTGGCGGTATGTGGAGGAAGAGCTATGGAACGACTGACAAGTCCTAATATCAACGTAGATCCGGACACTGACCGATTTCTGCACGCCACGATCGGCGGCAAGGAAATCGACTGGAAGCAGTTCCGGGACAGCACGCTCAACGTGCTGATCAACGGCCCAACGAGCAACGGCTTTGGCAAGGATATTTTCCGCAAGATGGCCCGCGATCTGTACGGACGGCTGAAAGCCTACGAGGACATTGCCGAGTTGTGCGGCGGGTTTGACCGCCTCCGCGAGCTTGCCGAGGCCGACAAGGACGGGCGCGTGGTCGTGCTGCCGTGCAAGGTGGGCCAGCGGGTGTTCGCCTTGATGGACATGGATAAGCATATAAGCGAGTGCGAGGTCAAGCGGATTAGTATGGGCAATAAAATCGGCTTTATTGGCCTTGAGCCAATAGGCGCCAGAGGGCGGGAGTATGGCGTAGTGCTAAACGGATTTGGCAAGACCGTATTTCTCACCCGCGAGGAGGCCGAAAAGGCGCTGGAGGCGAGGAAAGATGAAACTTCGTGAGTTCAAGTTCAACGAATTGAAGAATCCGCTTTCGCCTGTAAATCTCTGCGTAAAAGATGGGAAACGCCGATATGAGGAAAGCTCGATAGGCGAGACGCTCCGTTCCTTGCCGTGCGAACTCGCAGACCGGGAGATCAAGGAAACACGTTGGTTTTTCAACACATTCGTGATCGAATTGGAGGATAAAACATGAAAAAACTGATTGCATTGCTGCTCGCTGCGTTTCTGCTACTCGGAACACTTGCCGGTTGCACAACCCGTGAAGCACAGAAGGTAAATCACAACATGAACGTCGCCGCTGATAATTTCAGTTGCGAACGCCGTATCACAGTCTACAACGCCAGAACGGATAAGATCATCCTCTATGCCGAAGGGTATATGTCAATTAGCAATAACAGCGCGTCTGAATTGGTTGTTACTTGCAAAGTCGGTGCAAACGAGTACAAGAAGAACTACATCTACCTGAACGATTACACGCTCTACGTTGTCGAGGACATCACCGGCACGCACGCCGACCCGTATCACTATGTGATTGAGTTCCACACCGAGTTCCCGATTGACGTTGACGTGAAGCCGTAAGGGGGCGAGGAAAGATGGTTGAGGTACATTGGTTACAGATACTCCACATTCTTTTTGTAGGGTTTTGGCTTGGATATCTGGTGAGAGGATGGGTGAAGTGGTGATGGCTGAAATGGTGATGGCTGAAATGGAGGGCAAGAAGGATGGCTGAACTGAAACCGTGCCCGTTGTGCGGGCGGAAATTTCGGAGGGATAAATGATTGGTTACATCAAAGACAAGGACGTCTACGCGCTCTTTGACGAGCGCGGGACTGCTCGCTTGCACGTCGGGGACATCGACAGACTGGAAAGGGTATGCTTCCCCGCCGAACTGCACGATGGAGATCGCGCGTGGAAGAAGGCCATGAGCATCCTCGACAAAAAATATGCGGAAGCGAAAAAGCTGCCGTTCATCCGTGACCCGCTGGCATGGGCACTGTATCACACTTGGAGGGAGTTTGACAATGGAAAACGTTGCGACTGAAGAATTTATCAGCAGAACCAAGGCGCTGAAAGACTTTGAATCCTGCAACGCGGAAAATCCGAACTGGACACCTCAGCGGGTGAAAACGCTCCTGCTCCGTCAGCCCGCCGCCGACGTTGCGGAGGTGTACCATGCACGATGGGAAGAAGCGGACTGGCGCGAATATGACGCGCAGAGTGGGGAAACGATTTGCTTTCCTAAAGCGGCAATCGTATGTTCAGACTGCCGGAACGCTTTTAAGAAAGGATCGCTTCGGGTTCAGAGCTTCTGCCCGGCCTGCGGGGCGAAGATGGACGGTGCAGCCGAATGAGCGGGCTGCGGTTTGAGAGCATGGCGGACATGCCGCCGCGGATGCGGGAGCTTTATGCAAGGCAGAAGCTCGACCTCTCAGGCGCTGCGGCGCCAGCTCCCCTTAACAAGGGGAGCCATGGGAAGACGAAGTACGGCAGCCGGAAGGATACGCGCGGCGAGCTGCGCTTCGACAGCCAGAAGGAAGCCCGGCGGTATGACGAGCTGATGGTCATGCTGCGGGCCGGGATCATCTCCGACCTGCGGCTGCAACCGCAGTTCACATTGCAGGAAAGTTATATCACCGAAACCGGGGAGCGGATCCGCGCGATCCGGTACACGGCGGACTTTTCGTACAAATTCGGCGGCAAGCTCGTCGTCGAAGATGTGAAGTCCAAGCCGACGCGGACAAAGGAGTATCTGCGCAACCGCAAATTCATGCGGTCCAAATTCGGGATCGAGATCCAGGAGGTCTGACATGCCAGAAAAAAACGAGAGCAGCCCGCGCGAGGCATGCGGGCTGCCGAAGCAGGGCAATGCCTGTCCGTATGCAAAGCTCGCGCCGGATCTTTGCGCGCGGTGCGGCTGGAACCCGGAGGAGCACGCGCGGCGGCAGGCGCTGCCGCTGACCGAGAACGCCGACGGGCTGCGGCACAAGGATATCAGCCAGCCCGAGGATTGATGTCAGCAATCAGCCGGGGAACCATATTTTTTCGGACTTATGCCGCGGCCGCTCCGCCATGAGACGGCTGCGGGAGGATCACCCTGGCTTTGCACCCGGCCCGCGACACCTCAAGCCCGCGGGCCGGGGATAAAAAGCGCGTGTGGAACGTGCGCGCGGATGGGAACCATCAACGTTACCCCACGCCGGGTGTCGGGATCGCCTGGCGGCATCGTGTTACCTCCTTATGGAAAGCTGCCTGAGCAGACAAGGGCAGCTCGTCTGCGGCGACAGGGGGACGCGCAGGCGCAGGCGGTGTGAGTCCGCCCTGCATAGGGGCCGGGAGACCGGCCCCTGACGAAAGGAGAATGGAAATGTCACACGTAGTCGACCTGACGGACATGGACTTTGGATATTTGCATGTAATCGAGCGGGATACCAGCAAAAAAGGAGACACGGCACACTGGATCTGCCGGTGTAAATGCGGGACCATATGCAGCAAGGACGGAAAATACCTCCGGAACGGACATGCAAAAAGCTGCGGCTGCTTCCGGAAAGAACGCGCGGCCACGCTCGTCACCAAGAAGGATCCAGCCAAAAAGCCAAAAGCCGAACCGAAGAAGAAAAAAATCGGCCGCGGCCCGCAGCGGGCAGGCTCCGGGATCTGCTACAACCCACTCTGCCCGACGCGCAACAACTACCGCGGCGCCTGGAGCTGCACCGAGTGCCGCTTCTGCCCGGAACGCAAATTCACCCGCCAGTCGAGGCGGGAGATCATTACAATTTGAAGGGAGTATCAAAATGGCAGGGATCATGGATATGTTTTCGGTCGAGCTGGATGAGTTTGTAAAGGACTATGACGATCTGCACTGGGACGTCAGTTTTCGCGGAGAGGAATACCCGCCGCGGATCGTGATGGAGCAGGCGACGCCGCCGCTCTACAAGATCGAGGATGACGGCTCGAAGACGCTGGAACCGAACCCGACCATCCAGATCATCGGCAGGCCAGACACAGAGGTCGTCACGACCGGAAAGCTGAAGATCAGCAAAAAGGACGTCACCAAACTGACCAACCGCGCCGCCGCTCTGCTGGAGCTGTTCCTGCACGGGTTTATGCAGGAGCGCAAGGAAATGGAGGCGGCGCAGGAATGAGTAAGAAAGACAAGAAGCGCCGGGAAGCGCTGAGGCTTGGAAAAAAGGACATGAGCTTTGCGGAGATCATGCAGGCAATAGAGGCGTGCAGGGCGGACGACTGCGACAAGTGCCTGCTGAACGGCGGCCCCATCGCAGGATGGTTCCCGGAGGATGTGCCGGACTGCTATACCGTGCTGCTTAAAAATGCCGGGGAGAAGCTGCTGGAATACTACCAGAAGATCCGGGAAAACGACGCGGCGGAAGAAAATCAGAGAAGAACAGAAGAAAATATCAAAAAACGAGGAAGCAAGAGCGAGGGAGTCTTGGACTCGTGCCCCGTTTGCCCGGTATGCGACTATGTCTTTGACGAATTCAGCGTGAGCGACGATGCAAGACGGCACATCTTTCCATTTGGCGCAGAAGACACCCTTGACTTTGGACTCGAAGAACGAATCGTCAGACCACAAAAATGCCCGCAATGCGGCATGAAAATCGCTGGGATTAGGTGGACGGAGCCCAAGTTTGTTGGGAACCGCAAGGAATTCTCGTTCAGCCGTCCGCCGGAAGACGTGGAGGAAAAAAGAAAATGATTTTGCTGGAATGCACAGTCGCGCTGCGTGACGGCGATCGGAAAAAGCTTCAGGAGCAGCTTGCGGCGGAGATCGGGCAGCCAGTCGTTCTTCTGCCGAGCGGCGTATCGCGGGCGAAAGAGCGGAATATCCTGTTCCTTTGCGACAGAAAGGCTTGCGAGAAATGCATCTATCCAACGTGCAGGCATACACAGGAGCTGGAACACGCCAGAAATTTTGCACCAGCAGGATTTACGAAGCGCACGGACGGCGTGTGGGTAGAGCAGGAGGGCGCAACGATGGAAGGGAAGATCGACCAGGACAAACTTGAAAAGAGGCTGGTTGAAGCAATGAGGGAGGCGATGGGGCTTGAAGGAGAAAAACGAAGTCCGCATGGTCTGGCGCTGGGATGATATCTTCCGTGTCTACCGATGCCCATACTGCGGCCGCCCGGAGAAACCGTGCTTCGAGCTCTGGAAAAAAGGCGGTTTGAAAAAGAGCCTGCCGAGCCGCTGC